TTTTTCACCAGTCACAGGGTCAACACCTGTTATCGCTCTATAACCATCATAACCACCGGACAATTCTCCAACTGTGTCTTTAGCCCAATCAAGAGCTTTTTCAATGTCGCTTTTCTTCACTCTGCTTTCCGGTATGCGACTGACAAGTTCGTATTTCACTTTACCGCCGGATATGTATTTTCGGACAATTTGACCGTTTGAATAAAGCATGTACGAACCGCCGACGAAGTCCTTGCCTGTACCGATTTCATCGGTGACATCCACAGAACCGAGCTTTTTGTACCCCTTCATATTATATACTTTGCCTTTGATGATGCGAATACCTGTATCAATCTTTTTGGAATGATCTGCTTTGGTAAGTGAATCGACTTCAGATTCTTCTTGATCGGACAATTTTTTTAGCATGATTTCCATCGGCGAAGGCTCAGCATTTTCTAACTCTCCCTTTAGGCCGCCGACCGGACCGTTAATGTTTGTATTCTCATCAGGTTTTAAAATTGAGCCTTTTTGATAGCCGGTGATTTCAATTTTAGGGCCTGTGTACATTTTTTCAAGCCGGCTTATGTATCTCTGCATCGTTTCCAGGTCGTTTTCTGCGGTTTTAAGAGCGCTTGTCTGTTCGCGGTCAAAAGTGTGCAGCTTTTCAATTGTCTGATTGATTTCCTTTAATGCCTTCCTGTTCTGTTCATGAAAATCGCTGTCATTCAAATCAGGCAAATCGACGATGTGGCTGACTTTTGCGATCGTGGCATTTGTTTTAGATACCAAACGCTTCGTTGTGCGATCGGCCGCATTCACCCCTTGTTCCAGCTCGTGTTCGAGAAAGGTTTGCGAAATAAATCCGTTGTGGTTTGGCTCAAGAGAATTTAGCGCGCTTTTCAATTTCTTTAGCGTGGAACTGTATTCCTCTATGAAAGTATCATAGAACCGCAAAAAAGGAGTGTGGCACTCCTCGTAAAAGGCGCGGATCGCGTCGCCGCCTTTTCCTTTTAAGGCATCATCAAGTGATGTAATACCCTCTACGGCTTTTTTGACTTTTGCGAATTCGTCTGACTGATGTTTTAATTGTTCCAGCGTTTGATCAATGGCTTTGTGCAACGCCTGAACATCAAGAGTTTTCATAGCATTCTCCTCTAATACTAAAGTGACATATCATGAAAATAGTTTACCACTATACGGAAAAGAATTGGTGAATAAACCCTGTCAATCCATGAAAATGAATCTTATTGATTAGGTCTTATACCCTAACACGTTCGACTTGTTATTTTCAAATGCCAAAAAAGGAAAATCATTGTCAAAAAATGATCCTTTATGTAAAATGAATCATATGCAGAAAAAGGAAAAGACCAGACATTAATTTTTTGAATATTTAAAAACAACTATATGAAAGGATGCTGGGGGCATTGGAAGCTAAAGTTGCGTTTGAGAAAGTCGGTAAAATGCTTAATGATTGGTATTGTTTTATTAGACAAAACAATATTCAACATGCTACTAAACTGCGGGAAGAAATTAAAATTATACTCCCTAATATGAAGGAAAATCAAAATGTGCTGTTATATTTTAACCTTATAGATTCAAGATTTAAACTGATGACTGAGAATTACAAAGAATCTGGAGATCTGTTAAACGATATCAAATCAAAAGCTTTAGAATCCTGTACTGATGATATGATTCAGTACTATTTCTATTTCTTTTCTGGATTGTATGAGTTTTATAAAAAAAGATTTACCAAAGCCATTAATTTTTATAGAATCGCGGAAAGTCGTCTACATAAAATCCCTGACGAAATCGAAAGGGCAGAGTTCAATTATCAAGTTGCCATTGCATACTATGAAATTCGACAAAATTATTTTTCCTTAAATCATGCTGAGAGAGCATTAGAGAGTTTTAAAGCAAACGGTATGTATTCCAATAGAGCAGCAACGTGTCAAATGGTTATTGCCTGTAACAAAATGGATTTACTTCAATACAATGAAGCTGAAGACATTTTCAAAAGAGCCATTAAGGATGCTGCTCAAGCAAATGAAAAAAGGGCTGAAGCCCTGGGATATTTCAACCTTGGCATATGTTATGAAAGACAGGAAAAGTTAGACGAGGCCCGACAATCCTTTGAATCAGCATTGGATATCCCAGAGCATCAAAGATCAGTTTATTCTGTCCGAAGTATGTATATGTTAACCCGGGTGCTCTGTAAAAAGGGTCTTATTGAAGAGGCGCAAGAATGGTACAAAAAAGCAATCTATGAAGCTGCTAAAGCTGGAGAAACAACATATGAAGCCAAACTGAATATCATAAAATCTTTATATGTGGATTTAAACGAGACATCATTAGAGAAAGGATTTAATGTTCTCAAGGAAAATAACCTTTGGAGTGATGTTGCGGAATTGTCACAAAATGCAGGTAAACACTTCAAAAAGAAGGAACACCAGGCACTTGCGGCGAAATATTTTGAGGAAGCATTAATTGCCAAAGACCAAATCCAACGATTAACGGAGGGGATTGACTGATGAAAAAATTCCTGATCACCCTGGCTACAGTATCATTAACAAGCTTTATGTTATTAGGAGCTGTTCATACACCGAGTGAAAACTTAGTCAAGACGACAACTATAAAAGTAGCTGAAAATGGAGCTTTCGGATAAAAATTAGCAGACTCATAAGAGTCTGCTTTTTGTTCTTCAGCCCTCAGATTATCCCGAGAGCTGTCGCAAGATTGTAGATGGCCCGCCGTTTGACCTGATAGTATTTGTCCTTTTTCAGTCCCATCTCCATATAAATCTCAATGTCCTTTATTTTTTGGGAAGAGAGATACTTGGCCTTTATAATCTTTAATTCATCATCATCAAGGCTTTGTTTAAGCGCTCTGTCCATCTGACAAACTTTCAATTCATTTAAAGAGTGCTGGTCCCTGAGCTGCGGGAAAAGGTTATTCATCCCGGCCTCTTCCCGTTCTTTCCGGTTTTCAAGCTGGACCTTCAAAGCCTTATATCTTTTAAGCTCCTTTATAATCGTATTTCTGACTTCTTTTTCGTCTATAGGCGGCAGAAAAGTCAATTGTGTAGCTGACATGATATATATCCCCCCTAAACAAAACAGACACCAAATAAACGTTTTAAACGTCGATTTGGTGTCCGCAGGCTCTCCTTCTTGGACTTATTTAAACTTTTCTCTTAATCTTCTTTCTGCTATAAAGTTTAACATCTTTCTCTAATAAATATCCTTCCAATAGCTGTTCAAGTTCCTTATATACTTTTTTTTCACTAAAAATATTAAAAGAAGGTATAGATCTAAAGAATGTTCCTCCTATGAACCATAACATAAGTGTAAGAGAACAGAGGTCTATAATATAGTTTTTCAAATCATCCAATGTAGCTGTTGTATCTTTAATACCTGTCGTAATCCCTATTCCAAACATACTTACAGGAATAGCTACAACAATAGACGGAATAACAACTTTAAGAAATGAACCTATTGAATATAATTCTTGATTTGAATTTTCCCTTATCAAAAACGGCAAAAGACGTTTTTCAATAATCTTATGATTATACTTTTTATTGTGCAAATATTTTTTCAAAGCATTATATGAAAGTGAATAATATAAATCTCTAATCTCCCTATACTGAGGATCAATCAATGATGAGAATTTCCATAAAGTCATCCTAATTATAATCATAATAGGAAATAACTTTAACGGAATTGACAATATGAGCATACCAGACGTTGACACATCAATCATTACAGCGAAATTCTCTAATAAATAATTTAGGATTCTAAATAAAAGTACTTTACCAAATAAAATATACCCTAGTATACAAATTATGCCCAAAAAGAAGATGATCCTCTTTTTTCTTCGGTCTTCTTCAGATTTTAGAAAAGGCGATTTCCAAAACACATTCTTAAAACTCCTAACACTTTGTATCTCTTTTTTTATATAAGCTATTTCTTTATTTACATCCAATCAGGAAACCCTCCCCTATTTCGTCGCATTATAATTACGATTAAAATAGATTAAAGGTTTCAGCATTCTATATCCCCACTAAATTCTCCTTCCCGGCTCCCGCGCCATTACCTGACCTTATATTTTTCAAAAAAGCCTTCCATCATATATAAAACTAACCAAGATAAATCTTTCATGCTTTCAGCATTTCCAACTCTTGAAATCGTTGAAACTTCAATATCGTTAAACTCGATCCCTTTTTCGTCGCATTTTTGAATAAGTTTTTGTGTCTTTCTTTTTAATCGCGCGAACTCTTTTTCTTCGTCCATTTCCTCACCTTCCCGGCCGCTTATTGATAAGAGGGCCGCAGCCCTCATGTTTAATAAAATTCGACTGCGCCGTTTTCCGATGCCATTTCAAACGCTTTTTTCCATGTCTTATATAAATCAAACCAGTATTCGCCAGCTAATTCAATCAATTGTGGTGTTTCTAACTTCTGATAATCTTTCATTTCTAAACCCCTTCCTGGCAGGGACAGCTGCGCGGCCCCTGCTTTTTATCTGAATTTGTGAGACGACTCAAGCAGAATCTTGGAAAAATCACCTTTTGCCGTTTCAATGATCGTTTTTCCATGTTCCGGCGCCTCGGCTTCATAAGCTGCACCGTTTACGCCATCTAAAACGATGACAGTTACTTTTCCACGCTGAATTTTGCTTTTAACTGAAAAATCTTGATTGATGTCTAACTCTATTGGACGGTTCACCTGCATCGCTCCCTGTGCTATGATAGAAGTGCCCATATTGTGTACCATAGCCGGAGCGATCGCTTCGGTTTTTTTATTGGCTTATTTTACAGATGCATAGAGGTGACAGCTTGTCCGCCCTCTATGCAGTTTTGGATCAGGCAGCGCCATGTTCCTCATCTTCCTGGTCATTCTGGCTGTCATCATCAGCTGGCGAGTCTTCTTCAGCCGGCGCATCGTTTTCTTGCTTGAACAGCGGTTCCGCTTCTGCGTCCTGGTCTTGCTTCCAGTCCCACCATGTATCTGCAAGCGGCGCAACTTTCGCGAAATATTGATCCATTAGATCAACAATTTTGCCCGAAGAGATCTCAAGCTCAGATGCCAATTTGCTATAGGATTCACCTTCAATTTTGCGCTTCACGAAATTAGGGAAGTCGCTCGGAAACTCCTCAAAATTAGGCGCCATTCCGCTGGTGATAAACTCCTCTATAATGGCCCGTTCGATCTGTCGTTTTTCTTTTTTGGTTGGAATGTTTTCTTTAGGCAACCCAAGCTCAGCCTCAAGTTGTTCGGGCTGCGGCTCAACCTCTGATACTACTCCATGCTGATCAACCTTATAGCTGGTTGTAGGTTTGTTCGTGTTAGGATTGATTTCAACGTTATAATTGACCAGTGTTGATTCCAATTGAGATTCCACTTTTTGATCAATCATTTCAGAGAGGTGTTGAATCTTCCCGTCTAAATCCACGCTATTGACCTCCAAGGTAATTTCCGTTAAGCCCTTCGGTTTCATATTCACCTTTTTTACGATTGCTTTGAAATCAATGAAAGACATAATTGTTCCTCCTCCTGGGATAGTGGGATGACTTTAATTTCAATTCTTGGTTTCTCGCTATAAAATTTACTGACATGCAAATCTACAATTTGGCTGTCATCTTGCCATAGCACTTTGTTCAAGCCGTCCTTGATACCCTTAATATAGTTATCAACGTCCGGCTTTTTGCTGGGCCGGAGCTCTCCTCTTTCAGCTGCAGCGGCCTTTTTCTTGCTAAAACTCTTAAGAGTCGATTTATAAACCGTTACTTCTAACTCCAACGGCCCTTTGAATAGATTAGGAGGGCGATGATCTGAAGCGGCCAATTTCACATACTGCTTGAAATCTCTTGATTTCTTAGGGTCATACATTCGCACCATTCCATTGATAGTCGTCGCACGCGGACGACCTTGCGCAACTGGTTCTCCGTAAATCGTGAATTCAATCATTTCTGTGGTTCTCCTATTCTGATAAATAATGTGAGTGGAAGAAAGGTCAATCTGACCAACCTCATTCCGTTGACTAAATGAATTTCAAAGCCGATGTTCCAATTCAGAAGCACGATTGCAAGGAAAAACCTCGGCATTATCTCATGACCTCCCAGCGTCGCTCTGCCAACTCGTCAAACCATTTTTTATCCCCCAAATCCAAGGCAAGATCAATGAGCACCTGAAAATCTTTGTCTCTCAGTCGTTCATCGAGTTTCGTTACAGAATGAATAGAAACACGCGATAGAGTGCCAGAAGGGATCTGGACTAAAAGAACATCTTGTGCTTTGTCCACCACAAATGCATTTCCTTTGTATTTTCGTGTACTTATATAAACCCAATCGCCAATTCTAATCAATAACCTCTACCTCCCGTCATCAGATAGCCAGCTATGAATCTTTGATCCTTCTCTTCTGGCGTGAATGATAATAAATGCTAAACAACGTAGTGATTGAAACACTCTCATCAATCTCCCGCCTCGCATGACATTTTACGGCCAAAATTACATTTCACTTTTATGTGAAGCCGCTCAAGCTCGACAAGCGGTAACTCATAGAGCTGACGGCCATCATCTGATTCATAATGACCATATCTGATAAGCACATGAATCAAATAATCCTGCCGCTCACTGCCGGTGTCTGTCGTTGATTTTTCACTCAATAAGATTTCTCCTTTCTTATCCAACCAAACCGGCATCCATCTGCCTGGAGAGGTTTATGAATCTTCCGTACTCCTTGATAAAGCTTGCTTGTATCATGCCGGTCGGACCGTTTCGCTGCTTGGCAAGATCAATTTCAATAATGTTTTTCAGTTCAGAATTTTTGTTGTAGTAATCATCGCGGTAAAGAAACATGACGACATCAGCATCCTGTTCAATGCTTCCGGATTCCCTTAAATCGGACATCATCGGCCGCTTATCTTGCCGCTGCTCAACCGCCCTGGATAACTGAGAAAGAAGGATGATCGGGATTTTGAATGCCCGGGCCATTTTCTTCAAGTCCGCTGTAATACTCCCGACTTCTAAGTCTCTTCTTTCATATTTTCCAATCGCCCTGATGAGCTGCAGATAGTCGATGATGACCAAATGCTTTTTGTTATCCGGATTTTCCTTTTTCGTCTTTCGAATTTTTGAACGTATATCTGCCAGTGATTGAGCAGGTTGATCGTGAATGTTGATATTCCATTTTTCATATTCTCCAATGGCTTTCGTTGCATTCTCATAATCGTGGTCACTAAAGAATTTTCGTGGGTTCTTCCACTTCGATCCCTCGATGTTCCCAAGATTGCTGAGTAGGCGGTGAGTCAATTGCTTGTCCGGCATTTCAAGTGAAAATATGTCGGTCACTCCGCCTTTCTCACAATTTGATTTCCCCATGTGTAATGCAAAAGCGGTTTTTCCCATCGATGGGCGGGCGGCTAACACAATTAAGTCGTCATTCTGCCAGCCACCTGTCATAGCGTTCAAATCGATTAATCCAGTGTTGATGCCCGTGATGTCCTCCTTCTCTTCGTGCATGTCATTGTAAATCTCCATGAGGACATCCTGTTTCGTTCGAGTTTTTTCAATGCCGATTTCCTGAAGTTCCATTGCTCGTTTGTACAGCTCCGTGATCCCGTCGTCGGTCGGAGTGTTTGCGAACTCAATCGCAGTCTTTTTCATTTCTCGTAATCTATAAGCATCGTAAATCAATGTCTGATAAGCCAAGAAATTGGCGGTACTGGCCACTGCGCTGCCTAAGTCCGTTAAATATTGAAGGCCGCCTACTTGCTCAACGGAATCGCCTAATTTTGTAACCGTGGTAACCATATCAACGGACTTGCCGAGCTTTTCAACCTCCCGCATGGCCTTAAAAATGACTTGATGCCTCGTTTCAGAAAAATGCTCGGGCTGCAGAGACAATTCTTTAATCAGGTCACTTTCTACGAGAATGCAGCCGAGCAGAGCCTGTTCAGCCTCAACGTTTTGGAGAATATTTTGCATGGCGTTCCCACTCTTTCTGTTTTGCTAAAAATTCGTTTTTCTCTGGCTGTCTGACTTTAATCTCAGCAATAGATGGTGGAAATCTGTTATTTAAAATGTGCTCGTCCACTTTCGCAAGAACCGGTTCATATGGCAATTTACTAAGATGGTCAATCCAGAGTTCAATTCGCTTTTTACCAACATCTCCGGTTAAATCAAATTTTGTATAAACAGCAGCTATTCTTTGCAGGATCTCCATTGCCTGGTTCACTTCCACGTTTATCCCCCCATCTGAATACCGCGCTCTCTGGCGTATTCGGCCAAAGCATCAAAACTGTTCTTGATTTTCTTATTCGGGAACTCTTTGACATTCGATTGCTGTTGCTTAAGCTTGGCCCATCGATCAAGAATGCCTTTTTCACAGTAAGCAAAAGATTTGATGGTATCGGCACGATGTTTCGGCTTGTATTCGTCGAATATTTCATCAATCCATTTCAGGATATTCTCCAAAGGAATTTGGTCTTTAAGAAGTCTGTTGATTGACTGCGAATCCATAGGCGATAAAAACAAGCTGCCTTTCCGCTGCAGAAATTTGTTTTCGATTTGTTGGAATGCTGAGAGGTTCTCTTCCTCTTCTTCTCTTCTTAAATTCTTTAATTCTTGTTTTTGTTCCGCGATTGTTCCGTGATCGTTCTGCGGTCGTTTCGTTAAAGGTTCATTATCCGTTTCGTGAAACGATTCATCTGTATGGCTAAACCCTTGGTACAATTGATATTTAACGATGGTGAACAGCGTTCCGCTATCCGTTTCGCTAACGGTGATCATTCCATTTTTCACGAGTTTTTTCACAGAACGTAAAATGGTGCTTTTTGAGACTTTTTTAAACGCCCGTCCTTCTTTAAATTCAAGGTCGTCACATAATTTTGAATAGGATCTTATGTACTGACCTTTTTTCAGTTCAATACCGTTAATTTTTATTCCGTCCTGATGACTTGCTTTAAGCAGAAGTAAAGTGAACAGCCGAAATGTCGTTACATCACTCCATATTTCATGATCAACTATCTTCCGGTGCAGCTTAATCCATCCCTGCACGTCAATCTCCTCCTTTCTGTTTACAAAGAGCTGTCATGCCGCTGATGCGGACTAAATATAAATGAGGTTCACTTGCCCTTAAGTATCCCTCAACATAGGCGCGGAACAATTCAGCCCGGTTAGAAGCCCCTTCCGTCATCCACTTGTAACAGAAGGGAATTGCCACCTTAATCATCGAATGGGAACTCATCCTGCTTGATGTTTATAGGCTCGCCATTGAATGGATCAGCGTCGTCCTGCACGCTTGGTTTTACTTCTTGATTTTCTTCTTTTGTCTGTTCGGGTTCAGGGGCATTGATAACCGGGACATCTGAACTCCCGTGAACTAATTCATCATCATAGACTGACTGTGCTTCTGCTGTTATCTCCTTACGAACCGTCTCATCCTGAGAAACTTGTTGCTGAATTTCTATGCTGATCGGCAGGTACTTCCATATACGACGAACTACTGTTTTCTTTGCCATTTCTTCATAGTCAGTTATCCATGGGCCGTTATCTTTCGATTTACTACGGTTACGCACGTTTTCAACATCATGCTTAGTCAATACCTCGAATTGATAACCCCCTTCTTTAAAGTGGGCAACTGCATAAACATGAGTCATTTCCCCTCTTTGGCCAGTTGCGGGTTTATGGATCAGCTTGGGATGCAGTCCCAATTCATACACAAATTTATCTGCTTCATGGACAGTGTAGGCGTATATGCTTTGTATATGTCCTGATCGCCTAGCAAGGTCGATCATGCCTTTATAACCAATGATGAACTGCACTTCTCGCCTTTTTTCTTTGTTGTTCCAAAACGGAACAAAATAGCAATGCCCTACTAATCCGGGTTCAAGCCCTAACTGTGCAGATTGCATAACTGCACCAAGTAATGAACCTGGGGAACATTCTTGCAAAGCCGGATTGTTCCTAATAGTTGTCAAAACAATTCTTGTTATTCGCTCTGGCGTAATGTGTTTCGGCAAAGCTTTTTGAAGCTCTGGCTGCAGTTTCTTAAGATAACCTGCAATAGTCTTAGGTTCTTCCTCTGATTGTGTTTGAACAGTATTAACTTTATTTGCTAACTGATTACGAATATCTGCGTTTTTAGCCATTTTCTTTAAGCTCCTTTACGCTAAATCTTCTATGAGTTGAAGGTTTAGTGAATTTTTCAAAGAGTTCAGGGTGTTCAGCAGCAAATGCTTTCTTATCAAAGCGGTTAGCCGTGACAGTTTTCCAGATGACTCGGACATTGCCGGCACTGCCCGTCTCATACTCTCCAAGCATCCCCTTTAATTGGTTTTCTGCCTCTTTCAGCTGTTCTTTTGCTTTATTCTCTTCGGCCTTGGCTTCTTTATAGCGCTCAATCAGTCCATTCGCCGCAAGAGGCAGTTCTTTTTCATCCTCAAGACCAACAGGGTACATATGGGTTAAAAGCTCCGTGGAAGCCTCAGAACCATCAAACATAGGTGGAATCTCATTCAGGACATGGTTTTCCCAAAATTCCTTTTCAACCTGAATGAGGTATTTGATAAGCTCTTCGTCCCGTTCTACCTTCTTATAAATGAATTTGTTTCCGCCAATTAAAACAGCAATCCACCAAGCTTTAAAACCTGTCACCGCCATATAATGCTGGCATTGGACCAGGTAAGCGTCCGGAACTTCCTCACCATCCCACTCGTTTTTGAGGTATTCTGACGCCGTTTTACATTCTAGACCCACTTGTTCACCAACAATGAGCCTGTCAACATTGGCAAGCATAAAAGGATGATCAGGATGCTGCAGAATGGCTTTGCGACGGCGTACCTTTTTACCCGTCCGCTTTGAAAACTCCCGGGCAACAGTCTCCTCGAGAATGTTGCCCCAATATGCTGCCTCGCCTGATAAATCCTCTTTCGGAGCCTGCCCAAGCTTGTCCAAATAGACGGACATTGGCGTTTTCCACTTACTCAGCCCGGCAATGGCCGCGGCGTCAGATCCGCCGATACCTGCTCGCCGCGCTTCAAGCCATTGTTCCTCTGTCATGTTCTCTGTTGGCATGTAAACCTGTGCCAGCATCAAACACCCACCCTTCCACAGAAGCTATTCAATTGAAGGTAACGTTCAAACTGTTCCTTTGTATCGAATTGAAAAGCAGGCTTACGGTCTTTCACAGTGATTACACCCTTTACTTCTGATAAACGCCATTGATCAAATCGATCTGAACTAAAACTAATGATTCTATATGGTTTTGCCATGTATTGAAACCTCCTTGTTTTTCACGAGGCATTTTGATAAACTATCATCATAAATCGTGTGTATTGTGAAAGAGCCCTCACCAGCCCTTTCACCACCCACTTGTACAGAGTGGGCTTTTTTATTTGCCCGTATAAAATTCAAATTCAAGCTCCTCTTTTAAGTAGCGCGGCAGGTTATCGATAAAAATGATTTCGCCTTGATTTTTATCAAAGACATAATCATCATGAGCCAGCGATACCTCTTCACCATAGAAATCCCTGACTTTCTCATCCTCTTTTGGAACAGACGCGGGATAGCCCGTACGTTCAATTTGAGTGATGATTGGATGATCCATTCGTCTCCCTCCTCACAATTTGTGCTTGTTTAACGCTTCTGAAAGATCGAGAGCAATCTGTTCCAATGCTTCTTGAAGAACTTCCTTTCCTGCCTCATTTGAAAACAACTCGGCCCTAGTCTTTGCCGCACAGATAGCCATACGAAGTTCTCCAACAACTTTCGTGGCATGAACCAATTCCTCTACAGAATCAAATGTTGCACCCATAATTTCACCTTCTTTCTGATGCTTGCGCGCATCGTCACAGCCAGGAACGGTACATGGAGGGTATACAAATGGAATGAATACGTCCCCAGCCATGACGACAAGCACAAGCTGGCTTGCCGATTTTCAAATAAAGCTTTATAATAAATTCGTCCAGTAGTTTTTATGGCGAAAGCAGTGAGCGTGGTGGCTTGCTGCTTTTCTCCTTAAGTATCCTTTTATTTCTGCCTCTATCATTAAAAGCCCCGCTGGATTTTCTCTCGCTTTCCTACACTGCACACGAACATCCGAAACCTTCTTTAATCCACTGACAGTAAAAATAAAGTTCATTTAAAACATCCTTTCCAATTTTTCGATTAGTTCTGTAGGAGATTGAGACTGTTCCATAATCTTCATAGCGTCTGAAAATTTCCGCTTGTTTTCTCTTAATCTCTTAAGCTCGTTATGGGATTTTTGTATATCTCGAATCGCATTGTCGGCTTTTTCTGAATCACCTTCATGTACTGCTCTAACTAGCATTCTGGCTAACTCCTCGATGCAAATAATCTCGACTATTGCCATTGTCAAATCTGATACAAGAAACTGATTCATTTTCACGGTGTCATCCATCCTCTCGCTCTCCAAGTGATCTGGCGCTTTCGGTAACATTCTTTAAGAGAAATCCCATATTCTTTACAAAGTAAAGCAGCTAAATTTTTAGCCCATGCTTCTACATCAAGAAGCTCTTTTATGGCTTCTATCACACGTTCTTTTTCTTCCGCAGTCACAATTTTCGGGCTCTTTACAAAGCTGACTTCATGAAGGGTTTTAACAATTTCTTGTGCCTCATTGACCATGATTTCTTCAAAAGCCAAACGATGTCTTTCAACACTATCTCCTGAAAAAACAGGCGGCGCACATCCATCTGAAAAGTGATGCATGATGCCCATTGCAAAGAACGGTTGATCAAATTTTTTTAATGCGATTTCCGCAATATCAATAGGCATTTTTCTGCGATCATTTTTCATATGGCTGACCATTTGTTCAGACACATTCAAGTCATCAGCTAATTGACTCCCGGTCATCTTCTCAGTTTCAAGAAGATGACGTATTGAACGGCTAATCACTGACATTTTCCATTCCTCCCTGGTATTTGTATAGAATCCCTTATTTTTATATACAATTAATGGATGTAAGCTTTATTGGGGTAGGGACAACATTGGTTAGAGTGACTCACATGCCTTCTCAATAATTTTGTTTTCTTGAGCATTAATCCAGGCATCAATACTAGGCCTTGTAAAAAAGATGCGCTTCCTAACACGAAAATGAGGTATCTGATTTTCTCTAACCATTGTGTAGATGGTGTCATGGTGTACTCCCAAATATTCAGCAGCTTCTTGTACAGTTAAAGTATTGCGTGTCATATTTAACCTCCTAAGCTGAATCAAATCTGCTTCTACTTTGTAAACCATAGGCAACATCATCTATAAAAAAAATTTCTCTTGGATCTTTATCAAAAAAGTTTCCGATTTTAATCACAATTTCACCTGAAGTATTTGAACCTTTCTCGATAGCAGCAATAGTGTATCTAGATACACCAATTTCTTTAGCCAGCTGTTCTTGCGTTAAATCAAACTCTTCACTTTTGCGAAGGTATTTAACTCTATTTTTCAATATGGATTCACCTCACTTTTTTGTTGCCTGTTGTTTACGATACAAATTGTACACCCAAGGCAACAAACTGTCAACTAAGTACAACAAAAAAGTTTATGTTTCCTATTTTTTTATTTGTCAGTTTTGGTTTACAATATGTTATATAAAGGCAACATAAGGAGAAATAATTATGAATGAATTGGGTAGCCTGCTCAGGAGCTTACGTGGAAAACTTTCACTTAGAAAAGCAGCCGAATTAACAGGATTAAGTCATACGTATATTGCTGATGTTGAAAAAGGAGTTAAACACGGAACAAAGACGCCTGTTAAACCCTCCCCGGAGACATTAAAAAGATTTGCTAAAGCGTATGACTATCCTTATGAGGAGCTTTTAAGAGCCGCTGGTTATATAGATAAAAAAGATGAAGTAGATTGGAATTCAACACTCCCTGAGCTCACAGAGAAAGATGAGAAAGACATTGCCAGAGACTTGGAAAAAATAATAAATAACCTCGAAAGTGAAAATGGATACTCTCATTACGATGGTCAAACTATTGATGATATGGATCCAGAAGACAAAGAGCTTTTGATCGAGTCGCTAAAGAATTCTATGCGCTTAGCTAAACGGATGGCAAAACAAAAATTCACCCCGAAGAAATATAGAAAGTAGGAGTGAGAAAAGAGTAATGCACTTTATAAAAGGGAAGGTCAATGAACTCATTAAAAGATTCAATAGCAATGATCCATTTGAAATCGCGGAAAGTCTCAATATCATGATCTTATTCGAAGACTTAGGAAAAACATTAGGTTACTACAGCTCTTATAAACGATATCAATTTATTCATATTAACAACAGGCTTGATGAAATATTACATCGGCCTGTATGTTGTCATGAATTAGGACATGCTGTACTACACCCTAACTCAAATGCCCCCTTTCTAAAGAGCAAGACCTTTTATGCAGCCGAGAAAATAGAAGTCGAAGCTAACAAATTCACAGTTGAGATGCTTTTACCTGATGAATATTTATTAAACTATGAAGATACTAATTTATCACTGAAAGAAATTGCTCAAATTCATGGAGTTCCACCCGAGTTATGCCATTTAAAAAAATTTTGATACCAAATAGGAATAACGAATCATAAGACGCATCAGAAAATAAGGTAAATAATCATATAAAAGGGGATATACATATGAAAAACCGATCATTTTTTTGCATTGTAAGTTTGATGTTGCTTCTTTCATTGGTTGCCTGTAATAACACGCCCGTCAATAAAAATGACAACGACGCCTCGGATAAAAAGAGCGAGACTGCTGAACTTGGCAGCAAAAATAATCCCTTTAACTTTAAGAAACCTGAAGTAATTATTGACTCTGTCCGCGGGAATGACGGTGTAAAGTATGAAGCTGAAGTAAGTATTACTGTTGAAGATGTGGTTAGAGGAGAAAAAGCATATGAAATCTTAAAGGAAGAGAATAGCACTAACCCTAAAGCTGAAGACGGCTATGAATGGGCATTGGTCAAATTAAAAGTTGGATTAGACAAAATAGAAAATGAAAAGTATCCAATTATAATCGCTCAAGCATTTAGCTTTGATTTTGTATCCAAAGATGGTCAGATTTACAACTCAGATAAGCCTGTTATACCAAATGAATTAGAGGGAGACATTTATGTAGGAACTTCAAAGGAAGGCTTTATTGTGCAGCAGGTGAAGCAAGGTGATGATTTCCTTATTGGTTATAAAAGTTTACACGAACCAGGAGAAATGTATTTCAAAACAAAATAAAAATGCCCTTTTTGGGCTTTTTATTTTCACTGAAAACAGAACGTATGTTTCACCCTCTCCCCTCTCAGATATATTGAGTTAATTAAGATAATTTAAATTGGAGGTATTGAAATGGCTTATATCGAGAAGCGTGGTAAAAACAAATATCGACTTTCTGTTATCATCGGTTATGACTCCAAAGGGAATAAAATTAGGGAAACCAGAACCGTAACTGCTAAGAATAGGACTGAAGCAAAAAAAATGTTGTCTGAATTTGAAACAGAAGTTTATAAAGGGCACTACGTTAAAGTAAATAAACAGACAACATTACTGGAGTTCTTTGATGAATGGTATGAAAAATATGCTATTGAGACATATTCACCTAAAACTTTGCAAAATTACGTAAATGACCTTAGACTTCGAGTTCTTCCCCTCTATGGGCATATGAAACTAGTGGATATAGAAACGATTCATGTGGTTAACTTTATGAACAAGCTAAAAAAAGACGGTCAACGAGTAGATGGAAAAGGGAAACTGTCCAGCTCTACAATTAGTAATTGTTATAAAGCTTTTAATAGCATACTATCTTGTGCATCAGAATGGAATTATATTAAAGAAAATCCAGCAACCCCTGCAAAACCACCAAAACCAAAATATAAAAAATCAGATGTCTATTCAAAAGAAGAAGTTGCTGAAATCTTAAGTCATTTAAATAATAAACCCTTTCGTTGGAAAGTTTTAATTTTGCTCGCTTTATCCACCGGCGCCCGTGAAGGTGAAATCGCTGGGCTAGAATTTAAACATGTTGATTTTGATAATGGAACGATTCATATTGAGCAATCAGTAACGTCGGTTAAGGGTGAAGGTGTTAAATTAAAAGGGACCAAAACCGGAAGAGAACGATTGATATCAATACCAGAGCCATTGCAAAAGATGCTAAAAAAGCTGGAGACAATCCGAATGAAAGAAAAATTAGCTGTGGGAGATCGGAGAGAGTGGCCAGATCATTTCTTCATCTTTGCAAGTGAAACTGGCAGACCTCTCCGCCCCGATTCAATTTATCAATGGTGGTTGCGTTTTACAAAAAAACATAATTTAAAGCGAATTAGATTTCATGAATTACGGCATACTTCTGCAACTTTACTGATAAATGAAGGCGTACATCCAAAAGTCATCTCTGAACGATTGGGGCATGCTGATATTTCTACAACTATGAATATTTATGGACATGTTTTAAGAGAGGCAGATAAAACAGCTGCTAAACATTTTAATAACTTGTTCAGCGACGAGAAAAAGGCATAAACATGCCCCCCGCCACCAATGGTGGCGGATTGGTGGCGGATTCCTTCATCTTTCATCACAAAATCTCAGATTGAAACGTATAAACCACCTGAGAAATGTGATATCTTAGGGCTTTATCAAACTTAATTCTTGACCTTCAGAAAAAGATCATCCGCCTCCTAAGCTGTGTGTCGGGAGTTCGAATCTCTCCTGGGACGTTTCAAATGTAAAGAGGCAAGCCCTTGTATGCCAAGGGTTTGCCTCTTTTGTTAATGGCCGTGTTGTTGGTGCTTTAAAATAAAGTTGATCAAAACGGATTCTTATCCAACGAATTTAAGTTTCGGTTGCATAAAAAAGTTTGAATATTTTCTGGTTGCTTTTGCGAAAGATAATTTCACGATTTACTTGGTTAAATTAAAGCTTTGCTCAATTAAGTTATAAACTTCTTCTGAATCTATTCGTTCTAAAACAATTGATATCCAATTTTCCTTATCCATATGATAACCAGGTAAAATACTCTTTCCATTTCTTAAACTGCCACTTATTTCTGGAGGGCATTTTAAATTCAGAATATCTATTTCGTCATTTCCATCTAAGCCTAACTTTTCCGGAAGAACATTCATTACAAGACCATACCATTTTTCGGTAGTTTCATGTCTTAAAGCGGCATAGTTTGGAAATTTTTGAAATGGGTAATCTGGCGATGTCCCGAATTTTTCTTTGACGTGCTTAAAGATATCTTCTCTTGTTAACATACTGAATCATTCCTCCAACAACTCAAATAGATTTTCGGCATTTGCCGATCCAGAGGGAACAATGGTGAATTTTTTGCAGTCATGATGTGAAGGTGGACATGTTTTACTAACCGTCAATATTAAGGCTTTTATTTTGATCTGTTGTTATTTCCTTTGGAATTCAACTTCATTTTTCTTTTATATTAAACAATTTGGCCCTTTGCCGTATATACTTCTTTTACAATAAGAAACCCTTTTGACATATTCTATCCAAACATAGGCGAATTTTTCACCCTAATACATTGAGTGCGAATGTCTAAACCGGCACTCCTCATCTCATTTTCAAATGCTATCTGATAGGCAGAAGGATGAAACACATAAATCGCGGCTTTATCTTCCATTTCTTGAGTAATTCTGAAAGACGTCTCTTAAAAATTCATCAAATTGATCAGCTGCCATTTCATCATTCAGAATCGTCTTCCTCAACATGAAGAACCTCTGAATCTCCCGAGAAATCTAAAAGGAGCTCCACTAATTCTTCTCCCGAAAATCCTGTCATTAAAAGTGTTATTTAATTCAGCAAGATGCAGCTGGAGCTTTTCCTCATCCCAGTCGCCGCAGATCTTATTTTTCCTCAGCCTCATCCAGATTTACAACTGAAACCAGGAGAGTCTTTGGTCCTTTTTCCATGAGGATTTTAAAGCGTTGGTTGCCGCCTGCAAGGTTGCCAATCCTTTCATTCCAGACTAACGGTTCAACTGTTCAAAAGCGTTTCATAGACTGTTTCAGTGTTTCATATTCTGAAGCACCCGGCTGCAAGTGTGGATTGTATGGAGCCGGGTTAATTTTTCTATGGAATTTCACGAATGTTCATGACCTCCAAGAAAAAAAGCATCCATTGAGATGCTTTATAAATTGATATTTATTTATGATAGATAGTTAACTTTTTGCATGATCCTTTTTATTTGTTGTATCTCATCGACTGTATATTTAGCAGGCTTTAAAACCTCATTCTTAAAATACTCGCACAAACTTGCTTTTGAGGTAAATCTATTCTTATCTTTTGTAGAATAATCTATTACACGATTTTCTTTGTCCTCCGGATAACCAAAATAGACTATAGGCTCAACATAGTTGAATTTATTATTATAGGTTATGAGAAAATTCCTGAGTTTATACATTGTGTCCATGACTTGATTTCTCGGGTTATCATAATAAGAAATATTTATAGAATTTTTTTGCTCGGAATCCTTATCTATATTGCTATTTTTCATAAAAATGATTGTCTTCTCTGTATCACTATTCGCTTTCGGAAATAATTGTTCAAAGACAAATGAAAAATCATTTGCAATTGATTCCGCATTTTTACGATTAATCCCATGGATAACTGTTCCACGCCAATACTTGGTTTCTATAATATAGATATCTGATGGCAAAATAACTAAATGATCAATTTGCCTGGTTTTTGTCTCCCCATTTTCTTCATAGGGTACAAATACGTTTCCCATTATAACCATCTCGTTTTCATTTATTTTCCCCTCAGAAATAAGCTTTTCTTTTAATTCCGTTAAAATAGTGTGGGTAATAACTTCACCGCTATTTCTTGAATACTTTTTAAGATTGTTTATATATTCATCCATCTTTACAATCTTGTTCTTCAGAAAATCGTTTTCATTTAAGAATTCATTTTTTTGATTAATATTCATGACTTCAGCTTGTTGTAAAGCAGCGGAAGCCTCTTTATGAGCTTGCACCAGGTGATCTTGATATGTTTGCTCTAGATTTTTTAATTCACGTTCTAAATTGTTTTGATGAATTTTTTTTGCCTCTTTTAATTTCCAGATCATATAACCAGAAAAGCCAAGAAGAACAATAATAGCTAATGTAGACACCGGTCTCCTCCTAGACAGAATATGATTCTACATTTTATTACAAATAAACCTTTTTTTGAAGAGTCCAGAGAAAAAAACAAATCGAATTCCTTTTTATCCCTTCAAGTTATTTTCCGCTATTAAAAAAGCACGTTTCCAGATGATGAAAACGTGCAACTGTAAATCAACTTCTAATCTAACTTCACCAAGTAATCAATATCGTCCTTAACTCTCTCTTCAGTATTACTGCTATTTGTATCAGCTAAAAACGGATGATATACCAGTTGTAATGTGTCTGTACTCCCTTAGGAGTACACCTGGGGCGGGTGGTCAATCCCTCTTATTCATCCCCCT